GCTGGATTTGTTGGAAAGAATTGCATTGGTCGATAGTCTCCAGATTCATCAAGATTTCCGACAGATGGCAAGTCATCATCTATGATATTCTGGCACGGATTAATATATCCGTGCTTTTTCTCATCAAATCCTACTCGGAGAATCGCCGTCTTATATTGGGTAAGCTGTGTCGCCAAACTTGTATCTATTCCATTCTGAAATATATTTCCAATATAATCTCCACCACTAGCTGTCTTCTTGATTGTAATCAAGAAATCTATAGTGTTAAACTCAACAGGCTTCCATTTAAATGAATGGGTCCAGGTTGTTTTAAAAGGTTTGCTTGCCGTTCCAATTCTGTCAGAACCTACACCCATGCTTGCTGGTGTAAAGATTAACCCATCTGTTTCATACTCGAATAAACCATCTTTCATCTTCTGAAGAATGAGACCGCATCCCTGGAAGATGCTCTGGCTCGTACTTTCTGAATAAAATGATTTATTGGTGATTCGAATAGGAGTGAGTCCTCCTTTTACTATAGACACAGGTTTTAAGGCTTTGATCGCTAGCACCAACGAAGGTAAACGGAAATCAGACTGGATATCTTTCTGGTCTTTTGGTATGAATCCTAGAGTTCTCTTATCCTTTCCATTAATATAATAGACATCAAATGCCGCATACAGATTAATGAACTTCTTATTCTTATCATGAAGAATGTGCTCCCCATCAAAGAGTGAGTCAAATAATTCGCTGTTCTTTGTAATTGCTCCTGTAAACTGCACTTTCATATTTGTGTTAATAAGATAAATTTTACCTTTACCGGATATATAGAGTAGTTTCCGATCTCCATCGGCTTTATCTGTTACGGTATAATTTTTTCGTATATTTGGAATTACTGCGTCGTCATTAATTGGTGCTATATTCTGAACCTGGAGTGTATATGATGAGGGTCCAATAAAGTTTTTCGGATAGATTCGCCTTTCTTCCTTATATTCATCACCCCATATGAGTTTCATATAATCTTGAGCTACGGAAGACTGTTCAATATAAGATATAGGATAGTTTGTTCCCTGAAGCCCGGAGAGAACAAGCTTGATAACCTTCTTTAATGCATCTCCCAATAATTTCGACGTCGAGAAAGATGAACCTACCCCAACCATTTGATTTATAGTTTCAATCTCGACTTCGTATTTTTCTTGGCCGCTGAATACTCCCGAATCTCTAATATTGTATGTAGGTATCATGAAGCGTCCTCTTTTATTTGAATCTTTGACAATACTGACCTCAACGTTGATAGGTAAATCAGGATGTTTTAACGAATAACGATTAATATAACGGAATGTTTTCTTACTATCGGCCCATTTACTTAATGTACTGCGTATAAGTCCTGATGAACTTTGCCAGTCCTTTTCACCCTGCAGAGATGCTCTGAAATTGAAGTCATCAAAATTTACTGGATACGAAGTAGTATCGTCTTTTCTGAAATATTGTTTCTGTATGTACGTAGCATTATCAATTGTATTCGTCTTACAATAAGCTCCGATTTCAGCTAACCCAGCAATTTGTGTTCTTATATTGGACATTTTAGTTGAACCAGTCTTAACATCCACAAACTCATTATTGATACGAAGAAGATATTTCCCTCCAGTAATTTCGAAGCCGGATGACAATAGTTTCTGTATAACATTATCATAATCAATACGGGTTATTGGTTTTACTCCTCTAGTTCCAAATCGAACTTCAAACTCGAGTTCTCCCTGGGTTGAAAAACTATAAATATTGTCTAAATATACTTTTAATAGGGCATCTAACTGTTCTTGTTTAGATTTCTCAGAATCTTTTGACATGTATATATATTTGGACGATAATATTTATATCATCTTTTATCAATTTTTTATTGTTTATTAATAATATCTTCGTATAATTTTTTCTTCGTTTTTTTCTTTCCATTTGAATCTATTAGGACAATTTCTAGGCGACTACAGATTTCCTGAAGCTCTTTCAACGTACATAATGAAAAAGCTTTCATGGGTGCTTCAGGATCTGCAACTTTCCAATAATTGTTACGGATGTTGGTCATATATATTTCATCTGACTCATATTTTATCCCATCATCTCCTTTATCAGATCGTAAAATTACTCCATGAGCGGTATTTCCGCATAAAAATTCACAATATTTTCTACTGAATACATAGGTTACAGAGACTCCATATACCAGACATAAAGCGTGAAGACCTTTCGTAGTAATTTTTTGTTGATTTACAAGTTCATCCTCAACCTCATTTCGGCTTAACTTTGCGTCTTTTAATGCTACCCTACATGCGGCTTCTCTAAGCTTTTCAACTGTTGCTATTTTAAACATCTTCTCAATTTTAAAATTGTCATTCTTAATGAATTCATATTTATCGAACCCATGTAACAGAATATAAAAAGACCAAAAAAGTTTATCCTTATGATGTGGAATATAAGAAACTTCCATAGGTTTATTAGGTATGCTCTTGTTTTTTTTCGATTCCATGACATCCTTCGGTCGTGATGTCGGAAAGTATTTAATCATGTTCTTTGAAGAAAACATATATTCCTCCAGATTGTTGAATATATGTTCGTAATTTACTTTACGCGAGTTGTTATGCATTTGCGTGTGCTAATTTAATATTGTCGGTGTCTTTATTATCTTTAAAAAAAGTTTCTTCTATCCGATTCTTTTCATTCTCAATATTACTTAGATGGTTTTGCTGTTCGTCAACATATTCTGAATAATCTTCAAGTGTTTTAATTACTTCAGATGAAATACCTGTTAGATTAACAAATGTTCCGTTGTTATTCTCATTCGTACATACACCATCTGTATTCGTCAATAATCTTAATACCTCAATTTGATGATGCTTTGACATATTCTCAATCCTTTCTTTCAATTCAGGTAGGTTGGTCATATCTTGTATAATAGTAATCTATCTATTTAACTATTAATCCTTCATAATCAATTTGGGCTTCCTCTTACGCTTTATCTTTTCCTCCCTTGGTTCAAGAAGTTCCGCAATAACAGAAATATATTTATCATTCAATTCATACCTTTGTCCTATAACTCTTACATTAATGGTATCATCTTCTTTCACATTTGTAAAATATTCTGATGATAAGTGATGATCCCTAGCCACAAAAACCACAACTGGACTTGGATCCTCAGCAGTCTCAGCACGAATGCCTGCTTTTGTGATATTTTTCGCCACACACGCTATATGCATTCCTTCCACAGGACAGCACACAAGACATTCAAATACGATTTCGAACTCAATATTCGCACCTTTCAACGTGCCTGAAGAATACGTGAGGATTTTAGAAGACAAAGGTTTGACAAATCCCTCAACTACACATCTTCCTTCTACTTGTTTCGCTATCACATTCTCTAATGTTTGCTTGATATTATTTCCAACGTTGACTATACTTAGTACAATTTTTCGTGTAATAAGCATTGAACCGTATATTCCTGTCATTCTGCGTTTCTTAAATTTTGAATTTTCTTGAATGGTAGCCATAGACATATTATATTATATGGATATTATTCTTAAATTCAAATTCAATTTTTACTTGAAACTTATTTTTTCGATGTCTATCAGAACTGCTTCGGTGGGTGTTAAGAACCAACGGTTTCCATCCTTTTTTTCTTTATCGAACAATCGTAATGTAAATTCTTGAGTGACACATATTTGCTTCTGATTTATCTTCTTGTCTAGAGTATCATACTTATCATTACCTAATATTTGGTTCAGTAAATTAACAGCATCACTCTTACCCGATTGGTCACAACGTGCGCCTTTATGACGCTTTCTAGTCATCAACTTTACCTTAAAAACCATGTAATCTTGCTTGAAATTCACCATAAATCCTATTATTTTATTTAATTTTGCATCGGCAGGAAGCAGACGGGAAATAATCTGTCCTATCTGTGGAACGAGATCCTCATAATCTTCAGACTCACCCAATTGCCAGACATCCTTTTTAATAATTAGCTGTCTTTTTCCGATATTCTGTAAAAGCATGCCAGTAATTCCCTTATTTTTTATTATGTTACCTTCAAGATACGCTTTTACTCTTTTCTCAAAATCGCTCTCAGAATGAATATCTAAATAATTTAAAATTGACAATATATCTACAAATCGCAATTCCTCTACTATATGAGCTACTAAGAATCCCAATAATGCGTCTCTGTTTACACCATCTTCTTCCATTTTGGAAATAACAACACTACAATATTTGTACCAATCATCCGCACCACGTAGAATGTTCTGTTCTTTCAACGCCTCATTATAATTCTCTTGCATTGCTTCGATAATTATTTTCCCTGCGTTCACTTCTTCTGTAATTTTTCCGGGTTCTAATTTACCTTCTGCGATATTATTTGGCATAACGAATTCCAAGTTAGTATTCTTAAATTCAATAGGGACGGATCTATCGTATATGGATATATTATCATTATTCAACTCAAGAGGTTGAAACAGATAAAGATCATCAATATTTACAAGATTTCCTATTCTCCCATACTTGTCGCTAATATATTCATTTTTATCTTCGACTAGTTGGTTCAACGCTGCGTTTACTTGCATAAGTGGATATGATTTTACCATATTGATAAGCAGAAGTAACTCTTTTTTTCTATAAAAATGTTTATCTTTCATTAAAACTTTAATCTTATAGATTATTTTGTCTGTGTTCATCATAATAAAAGGTTCACTATAAGTATCCATATTTACATCGGATTCATTTATTTCTTTATTCGGTTGGCATACGTAAGAACATGTTTCCATGTAATCGCAAGTAGCCGTATACGGTTTGTCACCAATCCTATACATAATACTCTTTCCATTCGATAATGTTTGTTTAACTGTTTGGTCTACTTTATCAACAGTAAATCCCATTTGCTCGAAATTAAGAAGACAATCAATAGATATTTTCTTCAATACTCTACTTACATGTCCCACTTGAATCGCTTTTAATTCTGCAAGTCGGTACACATATAAATCTGCTGCTTCTTCTTCTTTATTCATTAAAAGGGACCCATACAAAAAAATCTCCACATTTCTCTCTTCAAAAGGTAAATCTTTATGACTACATGTTCGCACTGCTCGACCAATAATCTGTTCTATGCGATTCATGTTATACCATGGTTCAAGGACATGAACTTGCCGGATAAACTTAAAATCTAATCCTTCAGATCCTGCTTGTGATATTAAAATAACCTTCACTTTAGAACCATTTTTGTTGTCAATGCTCGTCGCCATTTTCAAATCTTTGACATTATCTGGAGAAAGAGGCTTATTTCCAGTAATCATAACGTATTTTGCAGGTTGGAAATTGGCATTTTCCCTAGGTTTGAATGTAAGAGCATCAATAAGATCTGTTGGAGATTCTTTAAAAAGAGATCGTACGGATCCTGCCCTTGTAAAACCAAGTTCTTCTAACGCAAGAGCTATTGGCACAAGACCTCCATCTATGTATTGTGAGTATATAAGAACAACTCCAGTCGAATTCATTATCTGATTGGTTATATTTTTAATCTTTCCACTATATTTTCCAATCTCACCTGGAGAGAAAATTCTTCCATAATCCTCAGTATTATACTCAAAATCGTAACGAGAAGGTGGGGACATACTTTCTTTATATGACATAACACGACCCAATCCAACTTTTCCGACAAGATCTTTGGAATCAAATTTCGGATCTTCTGTATTTGTCAAGCGCTCGTCAGGATAGACTATGTTAAGACTTTCTAAAGGTCTTTGCAAAAGTGTATAGCCCAGAGATTCCATGTTCTCAAATGATGGCATATTTTTACCCATATTCTCTGTGCCTCCTTCTTTGAGTCGTTTGATGATATAGTCATAACCGAGTTGCTGGTACTCACCAACTGAATCCAAATATAAAGATAATAGTTCTATATTTTGTATTATTGGTTTACCATTGAGTTGGTAGCGAGGCATTACATTTTCTCCGAATGTGTTTTCTTTGGAGAATTCAGAGGGCCAAATTCTATACGGAAATGTATAAGGATTATCACCTCTGACGAAAGAAACATATCCTGTAGCTTTTCTTTCTAATAAATCCTTTCCTATTGGTTCTCCTGTATCAGAAGTTTTGAAATCCCCGTCTTTATCGAATACATCCTTCACCTCAATCATTGGACGTTTATCGTTGAGATTCATAATATTCACTAACCATACTACTTCTTTGTAACTATTATACAAAGGTGTTGCCGATAAAAATAATAACCTCAAGTTATCGACAGCTTCGACAAGTTTGAATAATTCTGTGGCGACACGTTTATCCTTATTGTCATCTGTGATTCGGATATTATGTACTTCATCAATAATAATGAGCCTATTATTGAAATACCTTTTTAATTTCGTTTTAATTATAGCAGCACGACGTTTTGGACCTTTAATATCACTACCTATAGTGGATTTCTTACTAATAAAATTCGCAAATTCGGTATACCCTAAAAATAAATATGAGCTACGAATTATACTTTTAATTTGACTAATAACTCTTTCCTTTGATAAACCCTTCATATTCATAGGATTTATTTCCTTCAGGAACTTATTTCCAGTACATGTTTTTATGTTCCATAAGCCGTCAACAAGTCTGAGTTTTCTATCATCAAATAATTGTAGTTTGAAATTATCTTGTACGTTTGGTGATGCAACTACAATAATTCTTTGAGCGATTCCCATTTGATTTAAGTAGTCGCGCATTTCTTCGGAAACACTTATTGCCGAACATGTCTTACCTGTTCCGAGTCCGTGATAAAGTAGAAGACTGTTATATGGTGTTTGAAATGATAAAAAGTTTCTGACAAATAATTGATGAGGAGCTAATTCAAACTCGGCGTTACATAAAATATCTGATTGTTCTTTAACATTATGAATCTTACCATCATATCTTGTGTCATAAAACTCTCTACGCTCAGTTATTTTTATATTAAATTGTGGATCATTCAGACTTGGATATAAATATCCATATTCATCTTCATTATCTTCTACTGCTGAACTTCGTGTCGATGGTGCTGATGATGGTGCTGATGATGGTGCTGATGATGGTGCTGTTGATGGTGCTGATGATGGTGCAGATGATGGTGCCGATGATGGTGCCGATGATGGTGCAGATGATGGCGCAGATGATGGCGCAGATGATGG